CAAATTGGAAACGCTTTGCAATCACTCGGGCTACCAATTCTCTCTAAAGTGGATAAACCCACGGAACTTTTCACAAAGCCCAAGACTACACCCTGCGTTTGGTATATCATTGAGAAAGCAAGGTTTGAACCCGTCTCAAGCTTTGCCTTTTCTGTTGACTTTGAGGTGTCTGTGTTTCTTTTCTACAGAAGTCTAAGAGAAAAAGGGCAAGGGGCTTATGAACTTTTAGAAAAGATTTTAAGCACCCTAAGCCTTAAGACCCAGTTCAATCTCGTCCCTCAAGGGATTGAACTTTACTACCACGAAAGCGGAGAGTTTGCATTTCTTCTTAGCTTTAGGGGCAACGGCAGGTTTATTGTCCCTCAGGAAGAAGAACCGCTAACCACCCGCATAACTGTATACGAGGGTGAAGAGTTTGTTTCGGAGGTGTCCAAATGAGGTATAAGGTTAAGCTAACTTATCCTACCATTGTTGTTATTGAAAAAGAGTATCTTCTCTTCCCGGGTCAGGAAGTTGAACTTCCTGAGGCTGAAGTAGTCAAGACTTATGAGGGTCTTGGCTATATTGAACCTTTGCCAGTTAAACAAAAACCTAAGAAGGAGGTAAGCGATGCCAGCTAATTACCTTCACGGTGTGGAAACAATAGAGATAGTAAAGGGACCCGTTCCAGTCAGAGAGGTAAAATCTGCGGTCATCTTTCTGGTTGGGACTGCACCAGTGCATCTAACAAGACCCGCTGGTATTTCTGAAAGCGACTGGTATGCACAAACGGTGAATAATCCCATCCTTGTCCTGAGAAGGGAGGACGGCATAACCTACTTTGGCGATGCCACTCCGGGCTACACAATCCCATATGCTTTAGATGCTATCTTTGATCACGGAGGTTCAACTGTTATCGTGGTTAATGTCTTTGACCCAAGAAGGCACAAAAACTCGGATAATCAACCCGACCCTTCAACCGTCACTCCCGCAGACATCATCGGCACTTATGATGCTACAACAGGGAAGAGGACAGGGCTAAAGATAATTGACGAGCTATACAGTAGGTTTGGATTTACTGCAAAACTAATACTCTGCCCGGTCTATTGCGAGTCTCCGGGTGTTATGGCAGAGATGATAGCCCTTTGTGAAACTCACCGTGCCTTAGCTTTGATCGACGCCCCAGCCGGTCTAACTCCTCAACAGGTTATTAACGCAAGAGGTGCAGGCGGTCAGCTTAACACTTCTGCCTACAGGGCAGTTATTTGCTATCCTCACCTCAAAGTCTACGACACCGCAACCAACTCTGAACGCCTTGAACCATTCAGCCAACGCTTAGCTGGAGTTATAGCCAAAGTAGATCATGAGGAAGGCTACTGGTATTCTCCATCCAACCATGAGATACTCGGCATTATCGGAGTGGAGCGTCCTATCACATGCGCCATAAACGACCCAAACACTGAAGCTAACCTTCTGAACGAAAACGGAATAGTGACAGTTTTCAACAGTTTTGGAACAGGCTACAGGGTTTGGGGCAACCGATCTGCGGCGTGGCCAACTAAATCCGACCCAAAAAAACTTTATCTCCGTCCGCAGAACCGCAGACATCATTGCAGAAAGCATAGAGTATGCAACTTTGCAGTTTTTGGACAAGCCCATCACCGTGGCAATAGACGGGGTTTTAAGCATGGTGAACGCTTTTATCAGAACCCTTATCGGAAGAGGTGCCCTCGTGGACGGTAAATGCTACTTCCTGAAGGATAAAAACCCAGAGGTAAATCTTGCCAACGGACATCTTACCTTTACTTACGAGATAATGCCACCAACCCCAGCGGAACGCATAACCTTTGAACAAGTGATAAACATAGAACTACTCAAAAAATTAGTAGGAGGTTAAGCCATGCCTATTGAAGTGGGCAAAGTTTTTAACGCAAGGGTGTATATAGACGGCACGGACTTTATAGCTAAGGCTGAAGAGGTAGACCTCCCGAAGGTCAAGTTCAAGTTTGCAGACGCAAAGGCACTTGGTCTTTACGGAGAGATGGAACTTCCGGCTGGACTTGATAAGCTTGAGGCAAGGATAAAGTTTAACAGTATCTACGGCGATTTCATCGCCCTCGCTTCAAACCCATTCGTTCTGAGGACTGTCATCGTCAGGGCATCAAAACAGGACTGGGACCAGAGAGGAGTAGCCCGAGAGGTTCCAGTTAAGGCGGAGTTGCGAGGCTTTTTCAAAGAGTTTGACAGTGGAAAGTTCAAAGCCAGAGAAGCCGCAGAAGCGGAAGCCACCATCTCCGTCCTGTATTACAAGCTTGAGGTTGATAGCAGGGATGTTGTAGAAGTGGATGTGATGAACAATATCTACAAGGTAGAAGGGCAAGATATTCTCCAAGCCTACAAGACTAACATCGGAGGTTAAAGATGGCTAAGGAAATCACGCTTCCCAGTGGGAAGATTGCACGGATTAAGGAAGGAAAGGGCAAGGACTTATTCTGGGCTTTATCAAACTCAACTGGACAAAACGACATTATTAAGCTTTTGATAGTAAGGCTTACGGAAATTGATGGGAAACCTCTTACGGAGGACGACCTTGAGGAGCTTCCTCTTGCGGATGTGATGTTTCTTATGAAAGAGTTTACGGAGATCTATTCCCCTTTGTCTCCGCAGAAGCTGTCTTAGAAATGATTAAGCACGGCTTTTCTTATTCTGACCTTGCTAACATGCCATATGCGGAGCTAAGGTTTTGGGCTAAGAAGCTTTCTGAATACTACGAAGAGCAAGCAAAGCTACTTGAAGATGAATAGACATGGACTTTTCTGTTGCGGTTGTCATTCAGCTAATAGACAATTTTTCTCGGCAACTCACATCACTTAGGGATGGTGTCTCAAACTTTAACAATGAACTAAACCAAACACAAAGTAAGCTTAGAAACTTTAGAGAAACACTAAGACAAGCTTTTGACCCGAGAGTTATATGGGCTGCTTCAGAAAAATTAGAGGATTTCACTTTAAAGATAGCCCAAGCCACAGCCTTACCTGCAGCTACTCTTTATAAAGCTTTAGACGCATACAAAAGCATGGAACTTTCACAAGCGGAAATGGAAGTAGCCCTAATGACAAAGGAGGGCTTGCCAACGGAAGCAATTAAGGAACTGAACAAACAAGTGGAGGAGCTTGGAACGAAACTCCCGGGAACGACGGCGGACTTCTATCGTGTGGTTACTGCCCTAAAGTCCGCAGGTATGGAGATAGACAAGATTGTTGGTGGTGGATTAAAAGCTGCATCTTACCTTTGGGTGCTCTTCAGGGAGGAGGCAAGTCCGAAGGAGGTT